AAATAAAAGACTTAAAAATTAGATTACTAAACTTACCAACTAAGGAAAGAATTAAATTAATAAATGAAGTGTTAGGGGTGAGTGAGAAAAATGAAAGAATACAGAATTAATTTAAAAAAATTAATAATTGAAAGAAGGTTAAGCATAACTAAAGTTTCAAAAGATACTGGAATTTCAAGGACTACATTAACGGGGTTATATTACCACCCTGGTAGAGGTATTCAAATAAAAACTTTAAATACATTATGTAATTACTTTGATATTACACCATTAGAGTTGTTTGAAGAAGTAAAAACAATTTAAAGGAGGTGGAAACCAATGAAAAAATACAGAATAAAACTTTGGGAATTATTGGCTGAAAGAAACTTAAAAATTACACAAGTATGCAAAGATACTGGTTTAAGTAGACCAACACTAAACGCCATTAAATATGGAAGGAGCAAAGGTATTCAATTAGAAACCATTGATGTTCTTTGTAACTACTTTAAAATTACACCTGGTGAATTGTTCACTGAAGTACAACCTATTAAGCCAGTATATCCACAAAAAAAAAATAGCAGCTATTAAAAAAATAACCGCTATATAAATTAACTTACTTATATTTTAACACGAAAAGGAGAAATAAACAACATGACAAATAAGAGATATAATAACAGCCCAGATCATTACAAAATTGGAGATAGTAACTTAATAGATAGTATTCAAAATATTGTTGATGACTTTGGAAGTGCGTGCCAATTAAATTTAATTAAATATAGCTGTAGAGCTAACAAAAAGCATGAAGATCCAAGGGAAGATATTAAAAAGATTATTAGATATGCAAATTATTGGCTTAACCACCTTGATGGTAAAAAAGCAAGTGAACCAAGACTTGTAAAAGAAGAAACTAACCATCAAGAAGATTTCAGCCCGTTTGACAAGCTAAAAGAAATGCTATCACCACAAGAACAAGACTTGATTAAAGATAAAGAGATAGTAATGGTTAGAATTGGCCACGATAACATTTATTTAAACAAAGAAGATGCACAAGATTTCATTCAACTATTGGGGGGTGCTGTATATGGTGAAGATTAATAAATTAGAAATAGAAAACGTTAAGAGGGTTAAAGCTGTTCAGATAGAGCCAACAGCTAACGGGCTTACTGTTGTTGGTGGTAAAAACGGCCAAGGTAAAACAAGCGTGCTGGACTCAATTGCCTGGGCGTTGGGTGGTAATTCTTATAAACCATCTAACCCACATCGTGAAGGTAGTGTTATCCCGCCAATGATAAGAATACAGCTTGACAATGGGCTTATTGTTGAACGTAAGGGAGATAATGGAACCCTTAAGGTAATTGATCCAAGTGGTAAGAAAGCAGGCCAAAACTTATTAAATAGCTTTGTTGAACAGTTTGCCATCAACTTACCTAAGTTTATGGAGATGAACTCTAAAGACAAGACTAAGGCGTTATTAAACACAGTAGATGGGCTTGGTGAAAAGATTTACGAATTGGAGCAAGAGGAATTAGAAATTTATAACAAACGCCGCACAGTTGGCCAAATTAGAGACCAGAAGAAACATTATGCTGAAGAACAACCATTTTATAAAGAGGTTGGAAATGAAATAGTAAGTGCTTCTGAATTGATTAAGGAACAACAAGAGATATTAGCTAGAAACGGTGAAAATCAACGTAAAAGGGATAACCTGGAGAATTTAACTGCTAAACAAACACTAGCGATTAATAAGAAGGCTGAATTAGAAAGACAATTACTAGAGATTAATAACGAGTTAGAAACTCTTAAAGATGATATAGAAATTGCTAATAAAGATGTTGTTGATTTAATCGATGAAAGCACTGAAGAACTTGAACAAAGCATCGAGAACATCGAAGAAATTAATAGGAAAGTTCGAGCAAACCAAGATCGTGAGAAAGCTGAAATGGATGCTGAACACTATGCGCTGGAATACAAAGACTTATCAGATGAAATAGATGCATTAC